GTTTCCCAGTCACGATCGAGTGGGGTAAAGAATGCCGAACGCAACCGGAACAGCGAACACACCAAGCGAACTCATGCAGGCGATTAATACGCTTGTGACTGCCAACGGCTGGACGAAACTTCGCGGTGAAACCGACAATGTCTGTGTCTCTCCCAAAGCCGCCCGCTACTGGCGTCTGCTTTGGATTGAGAATGAAGATACAGGTAACGATTTCCGTGAACTTACGACAATGCAGTTCCGGACAACTCTCGGTGGTGCCGCAATCGCTGGTACTTGGTCTTCCAAGGGCATCAACACTGGTGTCCTGCCGGGTCTATTCCGCACCGCAGATATCAATGATGATTTCTGGTGGATCAAGCTGGACTGTGGTTCTGCGACCATTGTTCGTGAAGTCATGATCCAGTGCCAGACTGACAACGAAGCACCTAGAGATTTTCTGATCCAGTGGTCGAATGATGATCTCTGCTGGACCACCATGTTCCGAACCAATGGTCTTTCATGGGTTGATAATGAAACCAAGGTCTTCCAGTTTGATGATGGATATCTGGACAGTATTCACTCGCTTGGAACTGAGGCCCGTCGGGTTGGTTTCGATGTTCGAAATCTGACGACAAACTATGCTTTCACAAGCCCCTACGTGGATGCCTGTGATGATCGCTTCGTGTGGCAGGCTCCAGGCTATGATGCGAACCGTCGTGTCTATATTGAATGCCGAGGACACTCAAATCTCACAGACAGCACCAATTATCTGCAATTCGGCCTCAGCCCAGAGTACGACCTCGCCGAGGACACTCTTGGGCTTCAAGAGGGTGGATACTCAGACGTACTGCACATCTTTGATATCAATCCAGTCGATTATTGGATTTATATGAACTCGACACGTCTTATCGTGATCACAAAGTCCGGCGTTGATGACTATACGTCAACTTATATCGGGATGCTTGGAGCATTCGCTGATCCCGATAACTATCCGCATCCGCTCTTCATGTCCAGTACGTCCTATCAATTCGATGCCTACAACGTGACGAACAATCGTCTCTCAAGTATGGCTGATCCCGGTGACAATGCTGCCGTTGTTCGTTTGTGGGATAACACTTGGAACTTCGTTGAGAACCGACTCTCCTCGGGGATCACTAATCTGTATAAGGAAAATCCGGTAATTTGGGTCTGGCCGTATCATTCTGGCGGCACAGATCGTGGGAACTGGCCCTTCACATGGATTGGTGATTATGTTGATTTCGACAATCACTTTCTGAATCAACAGGACCCGACAGATCAAGGTGATATTCCTCTGTATCCGGCGGTTGTTCAGAGTGAGATCTATGGGAATATCGGCGCTCTGACAGGAGTATTCGTTGTTCCTGGTGGAACTCTGGTTCCAGAGCAAGTATTCACAATCAGTGCAGTGAATTATCGAGCCTTCCCCAACCGGGATCGTCGGGATGGCTGCAACTGGTTCGTCGTGAGGGAAGATTAATGTCATACGCAACTGGTTCTGGTGATTATAACGCCTTGATGGCCGCAGTTCTCGCTTTCGCCGTGGCTGATGGATGGGTAGAGGCTGGCGGTGTCGGCACCGGATGGCCTATCAGCAAGGGTAATGTTCGGGGCGTCGATTGGGATACTTTCACTATCGCCAATACAGATTATACTGGTGGTTCGGGGGTCGCCCACACAACCCGCTGGATCAGAATTGCTGTTGGCTCTTCTCCGGCGAATGCTACGGCAAACCTTGGGAATGACGCTGCTCATTTCCCGAATATGGAATACAATATCGATGCGTGGCATATCTTTTCTGATCCCAGCATCGGTGATCACGTCAATGTCGTCGTGCAATTCAGTAACGGTATTGATGCGAAGGTCTTCGGGCATTTTTCTTTCGGAGAACTGAACAAGCACGGCATGACTTATGGTGGTCTTGCTTATGCGAGCGCGCATCCCGTCCGTGGTTTCAGCCCGGACGTTTTGTCTAATAGAAACAATGGTAACGATGCACACTCTGGCATCTATGCGAGGATTTATCGAGCCTACACGGGTCGTCTTGGTTATTCCTATACGGACTATTTCACCTATAATCCAACCTGTTTCATGGTGGAACCGACGAACAATCCTTTCCCGAATTTGCCAATCTGGCCGAGCGCGGACACTCTATACAATCAAGCCCGCATGATGGATGTCTATGGTGTGGGATCTTCAAATGCAGAACCGGATACGGTGAATATCGGTACTCAGAATGCAAAGTTCTCAGTCGGTGTCATGGAAGCTATTTCGAGCCATATTCTGGCGGTGTATCTCTCGGACCCCTGCCAATGCTGATCGCCAATACGACTTCCAACTCATCAACTCTTCGTTTCATCAACGTGGGATCATTCCCGAATATTCGGGTCTGTTCTCTTGAGAATCTTCTCGAAGGTGACGAAATCACTTTCGCTTCTGATACATGGGCTGTCTTTCCAGTTCTCTGCCGTAAAGAAAAATCCACGCTCGGTGGACAATATCAGGTCACCAGCGGACGCTATGGTTTCGCATATAAGAAAGTTGTCTAATGGCCGGGTTCATATTCGAGGAAGATGCAGTCGCGTTCATCGACGGATCTAGCCCTTCTTGGGCTGGACAACTCGTGCTTGGACAACCGGGTGCCGTTCCTCAATATGGCGGTGCTTCTGCAAATATCAGAGAAACAATTCGTGACGCAGTACAAGAGCCTGTGATCAGCACAGGTGCAACTCCGGGAACTCCTCCGACCGGCGTTCCTTCTGGTGATGTTTTCAATTACCATGTTGCTCCGACCCAACATACAGATTTCCACTTCAAGCTGTGGATCATTCCGCCAGTTCTCCAACTGAACAATCCGCAACTGAATGTTGATATCCCTTTTCGCGTATGGAATACGAATGTGGTCCCAGAGACCATCACCGCTGTTCTCGTTACGGGAAGTTCCGTACTTTCATTTGACATCTCTATCAGTGATGTCATCGGCGATTTCCAGTTCCGTGAAGTCAACATGCAGATCGCTGCTGGTGAACCAACCATTGATGCTCAAGTCCAGTTCGTCTCAACCAACCTGATCGGTATCCTCCGTGTCATTGCTGCTATCTCTGATACGTTTAATCTTATCCCTGATGTACCGATCACAGAGAATTGGGAGTTCCTGACTGATGTCATGGTAAATCATAAAGGGACAGAACAGCGCGTGGCTCTGAGGCGGTTCCCGCGTATCCGCCAGGAATTTACTTTTGAGATTATTGATCTTCGTCAGCGACGTGAGCAGTACAACGTCACGAGAAAGAATATTGCTGTTCAATCTCTCGTACCAATGTATCAATATTCTGTGAACATTGGTCAGGAAGCTGTGATCGGTGCTACCAAAATCTTCCTGGACAATTCTCATTCGAACTTCAGAGCGGATGACTTCGCTATCATCGTGAACCCCACCACAGAAGATCTTATCATAAGCAAGATTGCAAGCGTTGATGCTGACGGAATTACTTTGGAATCCTCCATCGGCTTTAATATCGATCCTCATTGGGTCGCAGCCCCGGCTATCAATGCTATCATCAATGATGGCAGTGGTATCAGAATGGAGAATGTCACTGGTAAGCTGAAGATCAAGGCGGATAGCTTCGAAGAGTCTACGCTCCTACGCCCAAATGCGACGCGCACGATCGACACCTTTGATAGCCTCCCTTGGGTTAATCGTAGACCGCTGGTGGCCGCAGAGGAAGATTTCAATTTTGAGCGTGAGATCATGGACAATCAGACTGGCGCTCGCGATGTCAACAGTTCATGGCTTCACCCAAAGCTGAGCGGTACCAGAAAGTTCACAATTCAGCGAATTGCTGATCCTGATGAAATGGATTACTGGCGCTCTCTATTCGAAACCATTCGTGGTGGTCAGAAACCCTTCCTTCTCTCCACTTGGTTCCCGGATCTCACTTGGACAACTCCGAACGCAGACGCTAAGGGTTTCTCGACTCTTATCGTCCAAGAAGATTATTTCCCAGGTCTCTATCACCAGTACGATACCTGGAAGAGAATTCAGATTGAGTATACGAACGGGAACCTGACGCAGCATGTTATTGATGTCGCGACAACCAATGAGGATGGAACCTGCACGATCCAATTCACGCCCGGTATTCCGGACGACCCACTCTACTCCAATATCAAATACATCAGCTTCCTCATGAAGTGGAAGGCAACAGACCGTATTGTCTTTAGACACTTTGCCAACTATAGTGAGGTCAGCTTTGGTGTCTTCTCATCGGATGAATAATGGCATATCAAGACGACGAAACAGGTCTTACGTCTGGACGTCCTATCGAACTTTACAAATTCGATGGGACTTTCAATGATTATAACCTCACAAGCTACTCTGAGCAGATTACTTCTGGTGGAGCAATCTATACTCCTCTCGGTGGTCTGACCAGAAACAAACTGAAAGTTGCGACCCAAGAGCAAACTGAAAATGCTCTGGAAGTAACGATGCCTTTCGATCATCCTCTCGTAACTGAATACGCTTACCAGAATGCTCCTCCTGATCTTGACTTTACTCTGCTGAGAGCCCATGAGACAGATCCCAATGATACTGTAACACTGTGGGCGGGCCGCGTCACCGGCTTTTCTGTTGAAGGACGAACAGCAAAGCTGAAGATCCCAGCCGTGATGTCCTATGCTCTCAACGGCAACGCTCCTGTACCGCGCTATCAGGCACCGTGCAATCACGTCTTATATGATGGCCGCTGCGGTGTTGACCCGGCCCTCAATCAACATATCACGACAGTCACTCAAGTTGTCGGGAACATCATTACAGTTGCCACATATCCTTGGACTCCCACTGACGCTGTCGCCGGTCAAATGATCACCGCATCTGGTGAACAACGAATGATCAGTTCAGTTCTTGGAACAGACATTACTGTGACCTACCCGTTCGCAAGTCTGAGTGTTGGTGACACACTTACTCTCAGAAAAGGTTGTGATCACGCTTTCGATGGTGATTGCAAGAACAAATTCAATAACGGCCCGAGGTTTGGTGGATATCCCATTGTACCTGCCCGCAACCCCTTCACGAGCACACTCACATGATCTGGTTCACACTTGCCCTTTTCGTCGTATCATTTCTGATTACGGCGCTTCTCACGCCGAAGCCAGAGTTTGAAAATGCTCGAGCGCAAACTCTAAACGATGTAAACTTCCCAAGGGCCACTGAGGATGCCCCTATTCCTCTTGTTCTGGGACGTGTCCGCATGTCGGCTCCGAACGTAACTTGGTTCGGCAACTTTCGTACTATTCCGATTACTGAGCGGGTGAAGACTGGTCTGTTCTCCAAGACTACAATCGTCGTCGGTCACCGCTATTTCCTGACAATGGATCTGGCTCTCGCTATGGGGCCGGGTATCGCCTGCCGTGAGATCTACGTTGATGATAAGCTGGCTTGGTCCGGTAATACTGGCGGAGGCGCTGTTACGGCTGTCAATGGTGTCGGTATCAGCTTTGGTGGATACAAGGCTGGCGGCGCAATGAACATGGGAGGTAACTTCTACTCAGGCGCATTTGATCTGGTGAACCAGCCAGTTGACTCTATCGTGGAAGGACAGGTCGGGGCCGGTGGTGTCCCCGCATATCTCGGCACTTCTCACATCGCGCTTGATCGTGAACTTGGTGAAAGCGCACAGCTTCGCAAGATGGCTTTTGTTCTGGAATGCTACACGGACTCTCTTGGGCTTCCGAACAATGGCAAGATCGGCGACGACATGAACCCTGCTGAGGCTCTCTATCAAGTTCTTACTGATGATTGGCGAGGCCTCGGTATCAGCCCGGCTCTCATTGATGTCACAACTCTTCAAGCGATTGGCACGGTTCTCTATAATGAGGGCAATGGTGTTTCGGTTCAGATCACAGCCGAAGCTACTGGTAAGAAGGTCGTTGAAGAGATCCTTCGTCAGATTGATGGTGTTGCCTATCAAGACCCAGAGACAGGCCGTATCATCTTCAAGCTGATCCGTGATGACTACGATCCTGACCTGCTTCCGATCTACGATGAGGATGATATCCTCAAGGTCGAGAACTTCTCCCGTTCCGGATGGGATGAGGTCATTGCCCAAGTGAAGATCACCTTCCCGCAACGGGACAAAGAGAGTGATGCTGTGGCTATCTCTCAAGACATGGCTACCGCAGGTATGATCGGTCGTCTCCGCAGCACCACTATCGGGATGCCATTCTGCTATAACAAAACTCTGGCGAACCAACTAGCTTCTCGTGAAAGGGCTCAGCTTTCTGTCCCACTATTCCGCATGACACTTCAGATGAACCGGAATGCGAACACTCTTCGTCCCGGTGATGTCTTCAAGGTTAACTGGCCTGATTATGGCATTTCCAATCTGGTTCTGAGAGTTCAGGAATTTGACTTCGGCTCACTGCTGGATGGAAAGATTGTGGTTCGGTGTCTCCAGGACAACTTTGCTCTGGACACTGTGGTTATCGCACCGCCTCCGGATAGTGGCTGGGTCGCGCCGATTGTTGATCCTCAGCCTATTCTGGTTTCTGAAATCCTCGAAATGCCTCGTTTCTTCATGAACCGGGTGCAGTTCCCCATTCCGGATGGAAACGCTGGCGTCGTACCTCTCGCCCTGAAACCAAGTTCCGCTTCATCCGGCTATGATCTCCTCGCAGGTGATACAACTGGCGATCTCGATGTACGGGAACCTGAGCAGGTCACATACCCGCCAACTGGTACTCTCCTCGCTGAATATGATGAACTCGCTGGCTTTGCTGGCGGTCTTGACGCAACCGGCTTCACGCTGATCAACCTCGCAGGTGATGATTTCTCTCCAGCTACTGATGTATCAGAAGTTCGTCTTGGTGAGAATGGTCTGCTCTACGCCAATGGTGAGTTCATGGCGTTCACTGGTGCGGTGGACAATATGAACGGCTCTTGGACTCTGAGTAATATCTATCGGGGACTTCTCGGAACTTCTCCGAAGACACACCCGGTCAATACTCGTGTCTGGCAGGTGCGGCCCGAACTGTATGGTCTCGGCACACTGGACGATCTGGCTGAGGACGGAACTCTCTACTACAAGCTGCTGGATCGAGTTGGTCCAACAGTAGACGAAGAAGGTGATGTCGTAGAAGCCAGTCAAGTCATGGCAAGATGGGCTCGCCGTGGTCAGCGAGTGCGCAATCTGCAACTCGGTGCCGCTCGTACGGGTATCCTCATTGACGACAGCAGCGTTCGCTCCCTCACTTGGGCTCGTTCGAACCGCGATGCCTCACTGATCCCCATTGAAACTGATGGTGATGAAGTTCCAGATATCTCCGATGCTCTGAGCGAACGCTACAAGATCGAAGTCTACAACAATGGTGTTTTCCAAGCTGCGCTTAGTGCTGATGATATCACTGGTCCCACTTCTCACAATATCGATTTCAGCGCTGCCACGCTATCAGGCCCAGGAGAGATCAGGGTCATCACCCAATGGGACGAAACGCCAGATCCGGAAGTCAGCAGTGTGGATTATGCGTTCCTGCCGATAACCTTTGATCAGGTTCTGCTGATTACATTTGCAGATCTGTTCGACACATTCGGCTCGCTTCCAGGAAGTTCGCTGAAAGGTGTCTACAGTCTGCGTCGTCGTATTGCTGGTTACACCGGACCGCTTGTACGTATCCGTGACAGCAATGATAACAGCGAGCAAGATATCGGTCAGAATGAAGTCGGTGGTCTGGCTCCGTTCACTGTTGTCGGTACTGCTCATATCGTTACGGTCTACGATCAGTCAGGTAACTCTCTTGATGTATCTGCTCCTGCTGATGCTGATGAACCTATCCTCGGCGCTCATCCGTTCCGCGCTGGTGACTATGCGATGATCTGGGATGGTTCTAATGATATCCTGCGTGGACCTACCTTCAATTCTGGTGCGTCCAATGCACATGCCATTGATCGGCCTCTCTTCTGGATCAATACCTATCGTGATGCGGCAGTCAGTGGTGCCAACGAGTACATGATCGGCATCACTCATGATGTCGGTGAGAACCCAACTCTCACTCCTTTCCTAATCGCTGGCTTTGTCCACACGACTTCTCCGAATATCACTGTTCAATGGGATGAGCAGGCTTCTTTCTATGATACCAGTCTCGCTGGTGAATTCAGAGGACCAAAAGTCCTTGGCGCTGTAGACAGCAACAATATCGCTCTCTACAATGTGGACTATACCGGCTCGAAGGTTATCGGCAGTTCTGTCGATTGGTCTCTGGCACAAAGCGGTGTCATGGATTATACTGGCGTTGAACTGAAAGCCCTCGAGATTGGTAACCGAACAGACCAAGGTCTCGCATGGGAGCATGAGATCTTTGAATTTGGTATCGGCGATGGGAATACCTTCCTCGGCGCTCAAATGTCGGCTTTCCTGAATGCCCAAGCGAGGGTCAGTCTCGCACGTGAGATTATCCTCATCAATGACGCAGTTCCGTCTACTACTGAATATGCTCAGGGTGGCGCTTATCCTGCCAGCGCACTGAACCCGGACCATGAGGTCATTGTCGCTTTCTGGTGTGAAGATCCCAACACAGATGTCGACATCACAGTGCAAGGCTACGATATCGATTTCGTTGACGAGGTTGGTCTGTATCTGAATGGTAACTTCGTGGATTATCTCAACACGACGAGCAATAACGCTTGGGGTGCCAATGACTCTTTTGCGAACCTCACTCCGATCTACGGCTGGAATATTATCGCAATCAAGCAAGAGCAAACTCTCAGCTTTGTATGGGGTGTTCGGAACATCGCTGTCACAAGCACCGCTGATGTCAGCAAGCGCCTCTGGGCTTCCTTCGAGGGTGCGGATGCTGCTGTTGCCTACACCGAGCGCAGCTTCAACAAGAGAGCCTTCACATTCAACGGAAATGCCCAACTGGACACCGCTCAGTTCAAGTTCGGAACTTCTTCTCTACTCGTCGACGGTACGGGTGATTTCGTAACTCTGCCAGACGATGATGATTGGAACTTCGGCTCTGGAGAATTCACCTTTGAAGGATGGTTCCGCTGGAATGCTGACCCGAACAATTTCCAATTCCTGATGGGTCAATTCCAATCTTCTGGAAACCAGCGTTCGTGGGCTCTCTATCGAGATGGTTCTGGTAACAGTCTGGAACTATTCCTCAGCGAGAACGGTTCTTCATCACTGATCGATATCGTTCATAGCTGGAACCCAACTCTCGCAACGTGGTATCATCTTGCTGTTGACTTTGATGGCACCACATATCGCCTGTATATCGATGGAGTTCAAGTCGCATCTTCTGCTGTTCTACGCACACTTCACAACTCAACTGCCCTGTTCTCAATCGGCGCTCAGCCAAATGGTATTGATGAATTCAATGGGTGGGTTGATGAAGTAAAAGTCTATAAAGGAGCCGCTCTCTATGCCGGAACCTGCTACCCCAACGCCTCGGAGCGATAAGATGTCGCAATCGGATATCCGCTTTAAGAACCGGCGTCGCATGGCCTGGATCTCCTTTGGGTTTATCATTCTGTTCGGAGCATACATGCTTGAGATCGTGACTGGGAAAC